CACGCCGCATCCCGCGAACCAAGAACGAAACCGAAGCCGCCTTCATCTCTTCCTCAAGGTCGTTGACCTTCTTAGCCAACCCCTTAGCCGGATCATTCAGACGGGCATCAGCAAGGGACTGCGACCGGGCCACATTGAACTCAGCCTCCGCCGCCTCATGCGCCGCCTTCAGGTCGCCATCCAAGCAAAACAGGACACGCGTCTCAGGACGCTTCACAACAAGAGCCATCAGGTACTCCTAAAGTCTTCTAGCGGGACAAGTGGGACTTGACCTGTTCGCCCGCGGTCCCACAACACACGGGCGAACAGGGGTATCAAGCGGTGAGACTAGGCGACCGTTACGGCGCTGATCTTCACGCCGGCGCGAACAAACTGCTTCTGCCCGATCTTGAAGACCGAGTTGGCCTCAGGGGGCAGTTCGTTGTACTCGCCGGGAGTAACGGGGTAGATGGTGACCTTCTGGCCAGCCGCAAGCGGAGTGGTGTAGGGCAGTCCAGTGCGAACAACGAGGTAGAGCGCAGCGCCGGGAATCAGCGTGTCCTTCGCCTTGTTGTAGAGGGTTTCGTTCGCAGTGTTCGTGTTGTCGATGTACTCGACCTCGAGGCCACGCTGTGAACGGCCCTTCTGCTCATACGTCTGAGTCGTGCAAAGACGCTCATCGGTGATGACCTGCTCAGACAGGGACGGCTTCCAGCCGCCACCAGTCAGGTAGCAGGAGATGTCAACCGAACTGACAGCGTTCAGCTCGGTAGCGACCTTGGGTGCGGACGTGTCAGCGATTGCGCTGACCACTTTGACCAGGGAGTTGCCGTCAACCGGTGTGCTGGGAATTTCAGCCATTTAGCTTTCCTCTTTCTTGGGCGCCCGAATGGGCTGTATGTTGTGCTTCGGGGGGCGTGGCCGGTCCACAGCGGGGTAGCGGTCACTCTTGACGGGCGTGAAGATTCCTTCGCCGATCCGCCAGTCTGTCTCCGGCACGTCGAACTCGTGACCGGAATCTTTGTCTTTCACCCTGATAAACAAGGGGCCTCCTAGGGCATAGAAAAAGCCCCGGAGTGCGGGGCTTGGTTGTTAGCTTCGGGAGCCCGTCAGGACCCAATCAAAGGGCTGGTAAAGGGGGTGCTGACCGTTGATAGTCACGTCCTCATCCGGCAACAGCGGCTGATCGTTACCGACCGACTCGATAGCGCCGAGAACCCAGCCAGGAACCTCGGGGCGGCTGCCCTCCAAAGCGTCCGTGAGCTTCTGCGCCACAATCCGAACCGACGAAGCAGTCAGCCCCACAACCTGAGTGCGCGACCGCAGCACACGAGCCGACACCGACCGCGCCAAGGATCGCTCAGCAACAGTCGGGAAGTTCGTCACCACAAACACGTAAGGGAACGAAGGTGTCGCCGGCACACGGTCCTTGTAGACAGTCACGCCAGTAATCAGCGCCTCGAACCCGGCAGCAAGAGCATCGCCCGTCATAACTGACCCGCCCATCTAGCCGCCAATGCATCAAGCGCCGACATCGTCCGCGGCTCCTCAGAGCGCAACGGCTTGTCAATGTCCCCAGAGCCACCACCACGGCTCGTGCCGAAATAGTAGATGTTGCCAAGAGCGCCACCACGACGAGACTTATCAGGGCCAACGACGTACCGAGCCCGACCGGGCAGATAGTGAGACTCATAGGTGATCGACCCGGCCATACCCTTGAAGTGTTCAGAGCTTGCCGCATCCGATTGCAGTTCGTTCTTAATGTTCTGCACGCCCTTCTTCAGGACCGCATCAACATCCTTCAGAGCAGATCCTGCGACCTTCCCGAGGTTGGTAGCGAACTGGCGAAGCTCAGCAGTTCCGTCACTCAAGCGACCACCTCAGAAACTCGCGTGCGCTGGGCAGTAGCACCGGACTTATGGAACGTCTCAATGACTCGGAACACCCGCCCCACAAGCTGAGGATCCAGAGCGCACGAGGTCATCGTCACAACGTCATCCACCATGAAAGGACCAGCCGAAACCGGCGTATCCCAGCGGACATCCTGCACCGTGAACTGATGCCCGCCAGCGGACGGGTTCGACGCCTGGGACAACGTCTGCTGAACCTTGCACGGGCCCGAGTAGACCACCGTCAAGCTCGGGGTTACGTTGCCGGTGTCGGGGTCTGTCGCGGGCTCACCGAGGCGGCGAACCGTGCACGCGTCGATCATCAGAGACTCGGCCTGCGTCCTCAAGAATGGGAGAACACCGATCACGTCCTCTGCGAAGCTCACAGGTCGCCGCCCTCATAGATCGGCACGCCGGCGATGTCGACGCCGCAGGAGCAATAGTTCGCGCCAAGCATCAGCGAACACCACGGCAGGTGCCTCGAATAGGTGCTCACCATGTCAACCGAGAAAGCGCCGCTAGCCTCCACCAGCCCCAGCAGCGCCCACCACTCATCCAGGATCGTGACGCGCCCCTTGCCAGTCTTGTAAGACCGGGAAGATGAGCCGTCATCAACGGCAATCGTGACCTGCGTAGCATCGTCCGGGCGCTTGATGTGCGCCGCAACAGCCTCACGGACAACATAGTCAAGCTTCGCCTGATCCGGCTGCTCCAAACCGAGCAGCAGGCGACGTGCCTCGATGAGCATTTCCGCATCATCAATCCACATCCGCCACTGCTGCTCGGTGACCGAGCCAGCCTCAGGGGCGGCCAACCCTAACGCGACCGCAAGCATGTTTGGCGCCACTGACATGACCGCCCCTTTCGACTATTTGCTGGACTGTGCGCGGCGAGGCGCCGGCTTGTCTTCCGCTGCGGCCTTGACCGCTTCGGGCTTCCACTCGCTGCCCAAAAGAGCGGCGGTGGATTCCTCGACGGTCATCACCGCCCCCGTCAACTCGTTTCGCAGGCGCGGCATTAGACCAGGTCCACGATCTTGGCGAAGTTGCGGTTGACCTCAGCAATGCCCCAGCCGTAAACAACCTCAGCGCGGAAAGCGATCTGGTTGTTGCGCTTGAGGTCGCCGTTGCCGTCCGGGTCGCCGAACTCGATGAGTTCCAGGCCGATAGCCTTCTGCACACCCCAGCGGACAGCGGTGAAGTCGCCCACGATGGCGCGGAGCTTCGTGTCTACAGCCAGTACGCCAGTAGCGCCGACCGTCTTGGAGGTCGCTGCACGCAGAGACTCGAAGACGGAGGTTTCGTTGGCGAAAGTGAAATCCGGGTAGAGCTTCTGGCCGGTAGTGGAGATGCGCTGACCGGAGATTTTCGCGGCGAACTTCGGGTCGATGGCAATACCGTTCGGGACGCCATCCGCGGCCAGCAGTGCAGCAACAGCCGCATCGACGGACACGTAAGGCGCATCGGCGGCGGCAAGCTCAACCGACGTAGTAGCCGCTGTCAGCTTCTGAGTCATCCCAGCAACCACGGCGCCGGTCTTCGGGTTGATGCCGTGAATGACACCGTAATCCAGTGCGCGGGAAAGCGCCGGCTGGATCTGATCGAGGATCTGCTGGATAACGCCGAGCTGGTGGTCCTCGTCGGCCCACTTGACTTCTTCCGTGAACCGGATGGTCTTCTGGAACTTGAAGTTCTCGACGGTCTGTGTCGTCTTCGTGACATCGTTCGAGGACTTGTTCGCGCCCTCGCCGACGTACTCAGCTTCGCCGGAATCGAAAACGAACGCCTCGCCCTTGCCAAACTTCATCGGGGTTGCGCCCGAAAGCTGGGAAATGGTCGAGCCCTTGTGGATGTTGTTCACCCACGGATCGAGAAGCTGCGTGGGGATGGTCAGTGAACCAGTGGTAAGAGCGGCCACGAGGGCCTCCTATTCCTTGTTGAAAAGTTTCTTGGTGAATTCCCGAAGGTCTGCGCCGTCGCCCGAGGTGCTCGGGGACTGACCTTCCTTCGGGGCGAAGTTGCCTTGCTTCTTGCGGTCTTCTACCCGACCTGCAAGGCGCTGCGCCTGTGCGGTGAGGGTGTCGACGTCGGATCCGGTGAGGAACAGGTCAGCGTCGGAAGGCTCGCCTTTCGGGCCCTTCTTCGTGCTGATACCAAACTCAGCCGCAATGAGCGCGCGGCGGGATTCCGCCTCGGCTGCCTGCGCCCGAGCTTCCATTTCCGCGACTCGCTGCTCCAGGGTCAGCGCGTCGCCAGCCCTGGTCTTCAGGTCGTCGTAGTCGCCGAACTTGTTCTTTGCCTGCTGCACCAGCCGCTCGCGAACGATGCGGTCAACGTCAGCCTGCGTGAACGACTGCCCCGGCGACGGCTGCTCAGTTTCCTGCGCGCCTTCCGGTGCGGCCTGCTGCTCGGCGCTCGTGGTTTCGTTACTCATCGGATTGCCCCGTTTCCGTCCCGTCGGACATTAGACCGGTCTTGAAGCGCGACCGTAGCGCTGCCCCCAGTTATCCGGGGAAGTCTGAAAAGTTGGTGTTCAGGTATTCGCGGAGGTTCGCTTGCTGCTCCGGCGTCCTGCGCTTACGGCTCGCAACGTACTGCATGACGTTTGCCTCGTCGCCGTAATCCTCGGACGAAAACACCGGCTGTGCAGTGCACTTGCAATGCCCGTGAGTCGCGAACCTAGCCGTCTGATCGGTGTAAACCGCGCCCCTAGAGGCGAGCATCACGCAAAGCTTGCAGCCGCCATTAGTCACCCGCCGCCAACCGACCGCGGAAGGATCCCGCCGCCGATTCGTCAGCACCGTGTCACGGAACGGACGCGCAGACTCCAACTGCACAACATCAGCAAGACGCCCCGCAGCAGTAGCCGGGTCATCGGCGAACAACGGATCAGCCGCCCACGCAACAGCCCGACGCAGCTTCTCCGTGCGGTCAATAATGATCGGCTCAGCAAGATACAACTTCGGAGGTGCGGCGCGTTCCCGCTCATCGTCGTAGAAATCAGCCGCAAGAGCAGAAGACCCAGCAGAGTAGTAAGCGACAATCTCCGGGACGCCATCGAGCAGGACCGCACGGCGCTGCTCCGGCGTGCCGGAAGACCTGCCGAGTAGGGATGTGACCGTATTGACGGCGGCGGCGGTTACAAGCTGTAGCGCCGCCTTAGAGTCAGCCGCCGTTAGCATTAGCCTGCGGCGCTGGTGGCGTCAGTGCGGCCACAACGGCACGCCCAGCGTTGCGGCGCTTATCCGCCATCGCCCGGCGGATCTGCTGCTCATCAAGCCCCAGAAGCTCCAAGCCAACCTCAGTCTCAGCAAGCCACGGAACAACGCCGATCTGCTTAGCGCCAGCATCAGCCGCAGCCGCCTTAGACAGGTAGATCGGGGAGCGCCACTTAGTCTCAATGGAGCCCCACTCCTCGGGAACCTCAGTGAGGCCGTTCTGAATCGCAAGGGCCCGGTTCACGGTGCGGCGGATCGGCACAGACCAGTCATCCATCGTGCCCTCAGCCTCGGAGATCAGGTTCTCCCGTGAAGCCGAATAGGAATCGGCGCTAGTCGGGTTCGCCATGTCCGTCAGCGCGAAGTCCGAATCAGGCAGGTCCGTTTCACGCGCCATCAACTTAGCCAGCGCGTTCAACTGTGCCAGGTGAGGCTCGGGCGACGATGCATCAAACTGCTTCACGTCAGCGCGAGGATTTACGGCCTCGTCATCGTCGGGGATGCCGAACGTGCGCCCAAGAGCAATCTGCCAAGACGCCTTCGGCGAACCGTCAGCATTCTTGAAGATCGCCTCGTCAGCACCCAACAGGATCAGCTTAGGAATCGTATAGACATCCATGTGACCCTCAAGGCGCACAAGCGAACGCAGCGCCGAGTCCTGATGGCTCATTACAGGCCGCGTAATCCGAGAACGGCCCATCCGGCGGGAACCACGCGGACGGTACACCAGCGGCTCGGCAGGGACGCCCCAGGGGTGCTCGGAGCGGTCTGTTAGCCAGTCGCCATCCTTCTTCTCGGCGTTGATCGTCAGCCCGTCGAGGTAAAGGACGAAGCCGGTGATCTTGCCGTCCTCGCGATCCGTTACGGACAGGAGGTTATCGAGGGACCGGCGCCGGGTGTTCCACTCGCCGTAAGCGTTCAGAGCATCTTTGGCGTGCACCAGGGCCGCCGGCTCACCCGCGGCCTCATCGCCCTTAGTTGTGATCAGGTACGACACGCCATGAAGCAGGGAATCCGTGCGGCCCTGCGAGATTTCAGAGAACAGGAAATTGCTTTCCTCGAGCTCAGACATGCCCAACGAATCAAGATCGCCGCCAGCCCAAATCATCTTCTCCAGGTTGCAACGCCGCGCCAAACCATCGACGCCCTTAGCGGCCCAACCGAGCGCAAGCCCGATGTTCGCGTACTGCGGCGGGATGACACTACCGACCTGCTGCGCCGCACGCTTCCCGTCATAGTACGACGACCGTAAAAGGTTGCGCGGAGACTTCCGATACAACCCCTCGGCGCACCGGTTCAGGGTCGCCAACTCATCATCGCTAAGCCCAGGAACAAACAGCTTCTCGAAAGTCATAGAACCACCGCCGTCCTAGATCCAGCACGCCGCGAAGGACGTAGCACGTTATCGTTTTGAGCGCCCCAAAGGGCAAGAGTTTCCGCCACAACAGGCGTAATATCGGATGCTGCATCTTTACGGTTCCAAGCCCAACCACCCGCAAGCGGACGCTTCCGAGCAAGGGACAAAGCCACGTTTACCTGCGGCTGATCCGTGTGGAGAACCGAGCGGTCAATGATGCCGTCGTAATACTTCGCACAAGCGATAGCCATATCCCTACCTTCAGCAGCCGCAAGAGTCACGACAATGTCCGTGCCGATCAGATAGTTGCGATCACGCCGGCGCTCCACAAGGCCTGACATCTCATCCACCACGACGGCATGCAAGCGGTTCTTCGACGCCCGCGAAACAACCCATGGGATAACCCAATCGACACCCTTGCGGCTATCGTCAAGCTCCACATGCCATCGACCATCGGCACGCTGACCCGACAAGGCGACAGAAGCAATCGAACGGTTAGGCGGAACGTCAATCGCCAGAGACAGCCGGTCAATAGCCATGGACGCCGGATCCGCAGCCAGATTCCACGAAACCTCATCAATGACGCGGGCCGAATCCTCGGCATCCCAGATGCCAAGAGCCTCACGCTTGAACGAATCGTCATCGGTCAAGTTCTCCCGCATGCGCTCTATCGACTCGACAGGCGTACGGTGCGGGAACGACGGGTTAGCCTTCGCCCACTGCTCGCGGTCATCGGGATCAGCCTGAGGATCCGCAGCGAACTCGACGTACACAATGTTCTTCGCCTTGCCCGAAAGGGCCTTAGAGCGGCGGTTCGAGAACTCCTCGCCGGGGTCAGTAGGCCGCGGGGGAGTTCCCATGAAGAACAGCAGCGCGCCGGCCTCCTGAGTGGACTGGTTCGCAGCCGGAACCATATCCTCAAGCGCCTTCTCGGAAAGGATCTGCGCCTCATCGAAAATCTCGGCATCAACCTTGTCAAAGCCGCGACCGAAGCCCTGCTCACGAGCGCCGAACATGATGATGGAGCCGTTCTTGAAACGAATCTCCTGCTCGCCGTTAGACGTGCGGATCGCATCAATATGCGGCCAAATCTTCTTCTTCTTCACCATCGCCTGCATTGAGGCGAACGTCATAGACGCCGTCCTCGTGCGGTGAGCCGTCCACAGGGCCGTAAAGCCGGGGTAGATGACGCACAAGGCGATCATGATCATGCCCACCAAGAACGTCTTGCCGACCTGCCTGGGGATCGACATAACAATGCCGCCGACAGTAGCCGCGTACTTCCCAGACTTCCGCTTCCCAAGAGCAATCGAACCGATGCCGTGCTGCCAAGAATCGAACGAAACGCCCATCTCAGCGCACTTCGCCACAATCCGCGGCCAGGCAGTAGTCACAATTCCCTCGGGAATCACCAGCTCGCGGGCGGCCTCAGACAGCCGTGGCGTCGAACTTTCCGTCTTCGACCGTGGCATGAGACTCCGCTTCCTCAGTACGGGCGTCAATCGCCTCGATGTCCCGCACCACCTCAACCAATCTCTTCGTCAAAGCAGCAAGGTCACGGGCCGGAGTGTTGGGATCTTCGACAGCCTCAGCGATCCGGCCCCGCATAGCAGACAGCAGTTCGCGGGTAGTGCCACTCTTAGCGGCCTCAGTAACAGACTTTGGCGCGGGTGGCTTTTCATCCTCCGTCACGGCACGCAGGGGACGCTTAGCAACCATCAAAACCCACCCGCTTTCATCGGTCCGGCTTGGAAAAAAACCTCGGGGAGAGAAATCGCCT